ATCATATATGATGTAAAATCCTTTTCAACTAACTCCTTTAGCTTCTTTATCTTATCCTCATAAGGCAAAGATAGGTAATATTTTTTACTGTATTTCATTTTCATAATTATTTTCTTAAACTATCTCCCCTCATAAATACTACCTTACATAATCTTCTTATCCTATCGTAAATCCTATCCCCATACCTTTCTTTAATGGCACTTGCATCTAAATTAGATGTTAATAATAGTAATTTTAAATCATCTTCGGCTTCAAATATTGCATTTTCTACTGCATCTATCTTAGTTCCATAGTCATTTATTATCTCCTCAGTTCCAATATCATCAATCACAATGAATGGAGATTTGTATTCTGTAACCGTGTGCAGCTTCCTAGCAGGGATAGGCTTTAATATCTTACCTATCTTAGCATTAAAGATTAATGGAAGCACTCCTGTTATTATTATAGACTTACCTCTACCACAGTTTCCTAGCAAAAACAATCCCTTACCTTCTGTGTCAGACATCCACTTTATAACCTCATCATACTCAGGCAGATGTTTATATTTAGTAAAAGTTTTATCAACTAATCTAAATGCTTCACAGAATAATGCAGTACACTCCTCTATATTACCAAAAGAATATCTCTTGTAATCCCTCACTTTTATGTGAGTTGCGTTCTTTAATGTTTCCTCTAGTGTTCTCATATTAAAATGATGTATAGTCTTTATTATCTAATTGCTTTCTACTTGTTTTATCTTTAGGAGTATTTTTCTCCCAAGTTCTAACACAAGCCTTCCAATCCTTCATCTTTACCTTTCCTACCATCCAACCTTTACTTTTGTAGAAGTCTAGGAAAGTATCAGGACATACCTTGTTTTTTCTATCTGTGCAATATTCATATACCTCATCTGCTGTAGGCTCCTTAAATCGCTTTATAATAGGCTTGGCTATCTCATTAGGCATACCCGCTACATCAACAGGACTGATACCTTCAATGTTATACACATCATACTTATCTAAAAGCTTTATAACTGCTAAGTGAGGCCTTGAATTCTCATTAAGAGTTCCATACTGAAAGTCAATAAATCTAGGTATGAACCATTTGTTCCCTCCATCAAATATCTTTATCTGACTAGCCATAACTTTTATAGCTTCAGCCTCAGTTATCTTACTGCCTATCCTTATTGAGGCTACCTCAAAGTCAGCTTCCCATATTCCTGCGTGGTTACAATCATCTAATATATATAACCAAAACATTTTATATTTAGGAGATAGTCCTCTTATGAATCCTTTCTTCCACTTGTCTGTATCTGTAAATCTCTTTGCCATATCTATTTATTTATTTGCATTAATTCTCTACTAGGTATTTTATCTTCAATGAATCCATCATCATATCCATCTGAAATATCATTGCGTTCAAATTCTAACTCGTTATCTCTTGATGATTTCTTTGTTTCTAATATAATATCACTATTACAATCAGGGCAATAACGACACTCGCACTCCTCATCAGTAAATTCACTTTCCATAAGTTCGGTACAACCACAATAGTAGCAAGACTCATCTCCATCCTCATTATCCCTAACTTCTGATGCTCCGTAGTTCCCATACCAATAGTCTTGATTTGCTCCTTTAAAATCCCCCCAATCATAAGAATTATAGTTTTCTTTTTCCCTTTGATACTCATACCTGTTGCATCCTAAAGACTTAACAAGCATATCCATCATATTTAAACAATTATTAGAATCAAGAAATTCTACTATTTCTTCATCTGAGTGAGGCTCGTAATAACCACAACTCATATTAGCTACGCAAACTCCAATACCATTGTCAGCCAACTGTCCTACGTCTGTAATAGAACCTGATGCTTCTTTATAGCCATACTCTTTTAATATAGGTGCTACATTTTTGCTAAATGCTTTACTGAATAGTTTGCCTGATATATTATTTACAAAGTCATTAGAGCCTCTCCTATCCCCTTGTAAGCAGTAGCCTACATCCTTGAACCAATCCATATCGGCATCTGAACTTCCTATGCACCCAATTTCCTCTGAGTGAAAGAAAGCACATTTTATATTATCTTTCATTATTAGCATTTCTAATGCCAACCATATACCTACTTTATCATCTCCTCCTACACCAACTTGTTTACCTGATTCTGAGTTAAATGCAAATAAGCAATTATCATCCTCAAAAACTTTATAGAATTTATGTATGTCGTGTACTGTATCTGTATGTGCAACAATACAAGGATACGCTTCTGCCTTTCCTTTAGTTATATATATGTTGCTGTTCTTTATTACAATTTCTGCTGAAGGTACATTCTCTCTGCAAAATCTGTGTATGTATGCAATCATATCAAATTCATTTCCACTTGTGGTTTGAATTGATAGAATTTCAATTAGTAGTTCCTTTCGTGCTAGTAGTGCTTTGTTCATAAGTGTTTTTATGTTTTAGTTAGTTAGTAAAGAATCTAAGAGGCTAGTTATACCCCTTAAATTCTATACAAAGATACGAATAATATTTGTAACCACCAAATTATTTAGTAGTTATTTTTATATTATTTAGAAAGGTAAATCATCATCTTCTTTTACCTTATCTGAAGTTACTTCTTTTGGTGCTTCATAGGTATTCTCATAAGCATAGTGAGTTGCTCCCTTCTCTGAAGGCTCTCTCCTTTCTGCTATTGTAATGTTTACCCAACCTCTTTTAGCTATCTTTTGCAAATCTTCCATTTTGAAATTTGCGTTAAATAAATCTCCATACTGCGTAGTTACCTTCTTGATACTACTTACTACATAATTTTTGTCTGCCATTTTATTGTTGTTTTTGAATTAATATTAAATTATCTATTTGTTTTTGAAGTATTTTTTTCTTCCGTTCTAAATGTGTCATCTCATCTAAAAAATAACTCATACTTGTTTCATCTATTAGGGATGCTTTTATTTCCTCGTAGTCGTTATCATAACCCTTGTATAGTTCTGCGTATGTTTCATACTGCTTTACTGAGTGTATTATTGTAGAGTGGTGTGTATTTGTTAGCTTTCCTATAGACTGTAAAGGTAGTTCAAAAATATTTCTTAGCAAAGCACAATACAATCTTCTTGCTTCTATAATTTTTACCCTTCTACTCTTAGAACATATTGTTTTCCACTCTAAACTATACCTATCGCATATTTCAGATTTGATTCTATCATTTCTTTCTTTAGTGAATTCTAAACTATTCATACTTATTACTTGATAAAGATTCTACTGCCGAGAAGTTATCCTCCCCTTGTATTATAATCATACCCTCTTTCAAATCAATTTCTATAATATCTATGATGTCTTTAACTCCTACATTTAAAAATTGAGATAACCTTTGCATTTGGTAGTACCTTAAGTGATATGGATTATCTAAATATTTCTCAATAGTTGAGCCTTTAATATTTAATATTCTTCCAAATCTTTGTTTTGATATACCTCTTATTCTGAGGATTGCTTCAAGTTCATTTCTTGAAGTTCTTACTTTGTCATAATCGTTTTTCATTTTAATATTCTTTTTCGTTAAACATTCCATTTTTTCTCATTGCTTCATACTGATGTTTTGGGTCGGAGTGAACTTCATTTTCCTTTATATATCTTATAGTTTCATCTGCATCTATATCGCTAAGAGTATCTAAAGAGTTAAGTATTTCAGCCTGTTCCCAATTAGGTATTGAAGTGTAATGTAGGAGGTTCTCAATATATCCTATCTTCCACATTTCTGCTTCTAACGGTTGTCCATCAAGAACCTCATCCATCCAATCCATTAGTCAGCCATTTCATCTTGACCAAACACTCCTTGCTCGTAGAATCCTGAAATCTTTAGAACAACTCTACTCATAGCTCTTTTTTCAGCCATAGCAACAGGGAATTTCTTAGCCCCTCCCATTAAGTTGTTATCTGCAGCCTCTCCAAAGCTCATCATATTTCTAACATCATATTCTCCCGTACCTGTTCTCATACTAGCTGTAGCTCTTATAACAACCCAATCTGTATCCATTTTAACAGGCTCGTAAGCTACCTGAATGTTTTGTCTTGAAACAATCTTATCTATCCCTGACCTTTTGATAATCACAAAACCTCTTGGGTCTTTATGAACATCCTCTTTAACTAAGCCATTCGCTAGGAATAATCTTTTTAATGTTTTTTCTTTGGTTTCTTTTACCATTACTGCTTCTTCTACTTTTTTCATTTTTAAATTACTTTGGTTATTATTGTGATATTGTTCTGCAATATCGGTTAGTGTGTTAATTTCTTGTTCTTCAGGTCTTTCTGACATATAAGAGTTATATTCATTTTCTGCATACTCTTGCTCTCTTATACTCATAAATTCATCACGCATTGAATCTATTATTTCATTTCTTTCAAACTCTGCCTCATCCACATATCTTTCTTGTCCTATTGGATGGTGTTTTTCCATAATATCTTTTGCTTCTTGTGCAATTTCTTGCATTGTGATGTATGTTTGGTCTTGCTCCTCAAGTCGCATTTGCATAAATTCTTCTTTCATTCTTCCCATTTTTTCATTTTTTTCGTTAATAGTTTCAAATTTATCTTCTGCCTTGTTATAGCAGTATTGTTCTTCATCTCCCCTGCAGTATCTATCTCCAAAGTTTAAATCAGTCCTACTGCTCTCATCTTGCATAATGCCATCTTCAAAAATTCTGTCTGCTATACTCATAATTATTGTATTATTGAATTAATAAAATTACTCAATCTAGAGTCAAAGCTTTTTTTATCATCCTTAATCATCTTGTATTCAACAATGTTGGCATTTCTAGTAGTCCCATCTGTTTTTTTATACCTAGTTGGTACATCTAATTGTTTAGACTCTATCCTGTAACCTTTCTTTCTTAAGGAATGAATGATGCTTGATAATCTGTATGCACCATATTCGTTTATAGCTTCTTTTTGCGTTAGCCTTCTACCATCTTTTAAGTGTTGTAGAATATCACTCGTTTGTGTTTTTACCATTTTAAAATAGTTTTAGTTAGTAATTATACTCTTTCTGAATTATCTGCAACAGAACAATCTCCTGAACAATAGCTTATGTCATCAATTAAATCTTCCCCACAAAACCCACAACTGTAAGTTTCATCTTTAGGTTCATCAAAGTAATCTTCACACTCATCACATATATATCCTTCAGGTTCTGCGTGTTCTTTACAGGAATAGCATAATCCTACTTCTGCGATTTCTGCTCCACAGCAAAAACTTAAAGTATCTAATTCGTAAGTTGAGTTACAACAAGGGCTTGTTTGTTTTTTTGACATTGTGTTTTAATTTTAGTTAGTAGTTAGTCTGTCTTAAATTCTGTGCAAAGATACAACAATTTTTTAAACTACCAAACTATTTACAATGTTTTTTACAAATAATGTGCAAATACTTTATTTTTAACCTAGTATTTATCTTTAACCATATCTTTAACTTTATCTTTATATTTATCTTTAAGAGTATGTTATACCCTATGGAAAGGGTTATTTAATGGTTTAATTACTAGAAGTAATTAACTAATCTAGCTATCTGTCCTGAATCTTTTGAATGAATAAATCCCTCAACTGCAGGAGATGAAATAAATCCTTTACCTGAGTGCCAACTATCGGCTGCAGAAGGACTACGCATATATTCAACAGTACAACCTATAAAGTCTTTTCCATCTAACCACTTATATTTAACTTTATGATGTATATGATGAAGATACCAATACCTGTGAGTGGTTTCTGCCCATTCTTTTGGCTTCTCATTAGCCATAAGCATTGGTAATAAATCCATCTTAGCTCCATCTCCGTGTTCAAGTCCTATTAGATTAGAACCATATTTATAATATTTACGATTAGCAACTGATATATCAAATGTAACATCATCAGCCTTTCTAAACCAAGACTTTAATGCGTGTGCTAAATGGAATCCACTTTGAAAATCGTGATTAGACATTGAATGAACAACATCTACAGGTGCTATTTGCCTAAGTATTTCAACACATTTAACATAAAGCTCTAACGCTATCTCATAATGTTGCCACCATTTTTTATCTGTGTCCTGATAAGTCCCTCTAGTTGTAGTAGAAAGAACACCATCTGTATGTAATATATCATTACCAATACAAAATAATACTCTATCAACATTGAATCCTTTTGATTTACTTATAAGCCCTTCTATACCTTCTAAAACTCTACTACAAGCTATATCTGTATTATAATCCTCTCCTGTTTCTGAAGCAACTGATAGTTTGCCAATATGAATATCAGCAGGATTTATTATTAATAAATTATCTCCCTTTACTCTTTTGATTTTTGGATAAGTAGGTGCGTGATTATCTATTAGATTCCTAACATCTTCTAATAAATCTATTTGTTCAATAACAGATTGCTCTTTAGTAACTATAGAAAAGCGTAAATCCCCTCCCATATTCTGCCAATGTTTAACACTAACAACATCCTTTTTATCTATACCTCTGTCTTGAAGGTGTAGGTCTAAAGCAGTATTTCCGTTGATATTATGTAAATCTTCTCCCCTTGATTCGTTTATTAATTCTACCTCATCAGAGGAAAGTCTTAATCTTTTACCTAATTTTTTCATATTCAAATTTAATAAAAATTACTATATATATAAAAAAAAAGTGAGAAGTTATTAACCTCTCACTCTTAACTACTAACTATTACCACAATGAAAACACTCATAAAGGTAATGCAAATGTAATACTTTATTTTTTAATATCAGCAATTCCTTGACCTAATATTAAAACAAGCAATGCTTGAAATATTTGAGTAGCAATTTCAACTGAAACTCCTAAGTAAGTTACGATAGCAGGAACCACTACAGAACTTACCATGTACCAAAACTTTTTTGATTTAATCATTTTACCTATTAGGTATTTTTCTAAAAACTTTTTCATCTTATTTAATTTAATTATTATTTATTTCTAATTCTTCATCAGGTTCTACATCTGTGCCTTCAGCATTCTTCGCCCAACCTAAGAACGAATGTACACAATTTAAAGGAAATAACTCGTGTATTCCAAAGTCAATTTCTTCTGTAGTCATTAGGTCGTAAAACACTCCACTATAATATATAGGAGGAGTTAATTCTTTACCATCTTTATCATAAGTTGCAGGTATCTCTACTATCTTACCGATATAGACTATAGCCTGTGTACCATTTCTGTACACATCTTGAGTAACTCCTTCTTCAGTTATTACTTCATAAGTACCTTTAGCAAGTAAGTCAGCATCTCCTTCTGCTTTTGT